TGGCCTTCGGGCTTTATCTTCGTTTGGAGGTGTTTATGGGTATGCGTCATACGCCGAAGCCAGGTGATATAATTCTTCCACCACGGAAAAAACGCCGTGATGGTCCACCTCGGACTCGACTGCATGATCCACTGAGTCGCTATTTCTGGATCCGCTTTACGCATCCAAAGAAGTCTCCTTTCTTCTTCGATAGAAGGAGCAGGAAGTCTTCGGAATTGATACCCGAAGAAAACTTCTTTGGAACGTTTTCCCGTTACCGTAGGCGCATCAAGAATATGCCTGCCGATTTTTACGGCAAGGATTTTTCTGGACAACCTCTCGGTAACAATTCTCTGATCGGAAAATTTATCCGTTACAGATTTGGGAAACCTTCACGAATTGTAAATAAATTCGTTGGCGGAACGCTTTCTCTGTCGGACGCTCTACAGCAGACATGGGATCAAAAGAATCCCGGTCCACCGTATCGTTCCGGAGGGCCTTTTTTCTCGGCCGAAATGCGAGTACCTCAGTCTCAGAACTCAAGTTTCATTAATGTTTCCAATTTAGGTTATCCTGGCGTCACTTCTGACGAACGGGCTACCTATCAAGGTCTCATTATTGATAACGGCTTTTGGGATACCGATACGTTAAGTAATTACCGTACCGGAAAACCTTCTGCCCGAGTTCTGACCGCATACCACACTCTTGCTTGGGATCGACTCAAGCCCCAGATAGCTAAGGCTAATGTGGCTCAGTTCATTTATGAACTGAAAGATCTGCCACATATGCTCCGCACGACCTCTGAAGGATTTGCACATGCCTGGGAACGTGATGCTACTCGCATCCGTGACTCAGTCGGTAGCAAATTCAGCAAGTCTGTGGAATTTATGCAACCGCGTAATGCGGCTGATCATTTCCTTAACTATGAATTTGGATGGGCGCCTTTCGTATCAGATCTACAGTCCATGATTCGTGTTTATTTCGAATCGCGGGACCTGTTAATCCGGACCGTAAAAGAAAACGGTCAATGGAAGCGAAAGCGAAGAGTGTTAGATGCTACGGAAACTGACACGTTGGTGAATCATTTCGATTCTCCTTCCGCTATACCTAGTCAGTCTGATTTCATTGTCAATGGACAAGGCTATCAGTCAGATCAGAATATAATGGATTTTCGTGTCATTGGTGGTAGTAATTCTGGTGGCTCAACAGATATCCGCATCCGTGAAACAAAAACGGTGTGGGCTGTTGGGTCGTTCAGATTCTATCGCCCGGAGTTTGACGATAACCTAATTGGCTTTGAAGGCCAATTAGCAAACATACAGCGTCTATTGACGTTGTATGGTGTTAGGATCAATCCGACCGTATTGTGGAAAATAACACCATGGACATGGCTCATCGATTGGTTTGTTCATCTCGGCGACTTTATTCAGCGCTGGGATGATTTCATCAACGATGGGATCGTGGCCAAATATTTGTATGTGTGCCAGACTTATAGGCGGGACGTAACTAAAACTGTCCAGTACTATTTTAAGTCTGGTACCTTCGCTCATAGTTGGCAAAGATCTTTTGTCACTAAACGAAGGGAACCTGCAGATAGTCCTTACGGATTTAACCGACCATGGAGTTCTATAACTCCTAGTCAATGGGCAATTCTCGGTGCTATCGGCCTTGGCCGAACTCCGAATTCCCGCATTAACACCGGGCTATAGCCGGGCTGTCGGAAATGAGCTGCCGATGGTCTTACTCGGTGTTTAACGCTCCAATAACATAGGAGGTTAACCATTCTTTCAGATCCACAAACAATCACTGTTTCTGCCGTTGCTCAAACTATGCCAAAAGTTGTTCAAGCCGATATGACTTCGTCATACGCCAAGGACGATAATACGTTTGGCCTTTCTATCAGACATACGTCTATTAGGAAGGACAAAAAACAACGTATTAAGCATTTGGTCGTTTTTAGCAAACGGGCAGTTGTTCCGGATCCGTTGACAGCCGTCAACGATTTCGAAACTCTGTCTGTCTCAGTTCAGATCGACCGGCCTGAGGCCGGTTTTTCTGCTTCTGATGTTCAGGCAATGGTGACAGGTTTTCAAACCTGGCTCACATCTACTATTGTTGGTAAACTTTACGGAAGAGAGTCGTAAGACTCCTTCAGAAAGGACCTTTAGGTGTTAAAGAAAAATTCTTCTTTAATCAAGGCTGCTGTAGCGATACAGACTGGTCTTGAAGAACTTGAAAGCCACGGGGTCGACGTAGATCATATCGTCGGCGTTAGTGGCCTTCTAGGCAATTCGAAAAAGACTCTCGTAGGAATACTCTCCGAAGCTATTAAACTCGGAGGGAGCCACGAGGCCTTTGAAACTGCGATGACTTCAGCAAAAGCGAAGTCTCTTCCACCTAAACCGCGTTCGCGAATAAAATAACGAACGAACAATAGTGTAGTGATTACTGTGGCGCTTCCAGCGTTCTCTGAGAGAATGGCTGGATTACTACCCCCTAACGGAGGAGTAATGAAAAGCCACGTAAATGACTATCTTGTGTTAGCGCAAAGCATCTATGAAGATGCTTGCGACAGGTGTGCTACGAAGGCCTCCAGTCGCGACCTATTAACTCTCCGGTCGCGTGTCGAAGACGAAGGATTATCGTTCCTTACGATAACCCTTCCTAAATTCGCTCAAGACGTAGAACATTGTCTTGAGTTAGGATTTATCGACCCAAAGTGTTTCCGGAGTTTCAGGAAACATAAGCGAATCCCTGCTTTTTTGCAAGGTATGCTTGGTCAAGTCTTCGATAAGGAGACAGGAAGGATTAACGACTATGATAAAACAACTCTCCCTCCAAATGATATTGCTAGCCTTGTTGATAGCCTACGACAAGTTTGTAGTGCTTTCAAAAAGATTAAGCTCCCGTGCACTCCTAAAAGGGTGGAACGGGCCTTGGAGGGCTACGTCGATAATGAGCGTTCCTTTGAGATGTTCTCGCTGTCGGGAGAAGATACCGCTGCGTTTAGCAGCGTGTCTTCTTTGCTTTGGGATGGTTTCGTATATGGTTTACACCTATGCGATGCAACCCCTCGGCATGGACCCCGAGCAACCGCAGAAGGCTATACAGCTAATGAAAAGTATAGACATCTTCGGTGGCACGATCGTCTCGAGCCTTATTTCCCTCTTGTTGATACTTGTTTTACCAATTCTATTGGCGAAATCAATTTCAACTCAGAGGAGCTCAAAGCGATCACGTTAGTGCCTGCTGGCGACGAACAACCTGTGAAGGTTGTTACGGTACCAAAGACTCTCAAAACCCCAAGAATCATAGCGGTAGAACCTGCTTGTATGCAATTTGCACAACAGGCTATTAGATCTCTTCTATACGATGGGATCGAAAGATTTGATCTAACTTCTGGTCATATTAATTTTCGTGACCAGTCTGTTAATCAGACTCTTGCTAAGATTTCGTCGAAGGACGGTCGGTTAGCAACGATCGACCTATCTGATGCTAGTGATAGGGTTCCTTATTCTCTAGCAATGGAAATGTTTCGTTCCAATCCTGAGTTAAAGGATGCGATCGATGCATGTCGTTCGACGTCGGCATTGCTCCCTAGTGGTCTTAAAATTAGTCCGCTAAGGAAATTTGCTTCTATGGGTAGCGCTCTCTGTTTTCCAATAGAAGCCATGTACTTTTACACAATATGTGTAATGGCTTCTCTGGAATGCCAGAACCTTCCTGTAAGTCGCAGAAACATTTATCTCGTTTCTCGCGACATCTATGTATACGGGGACGATATTTTGATCCCCGTAGAACATGTAGCTTTGACTATCGATTACCTGCATAGGTACAACTGCAAGGTAAATACCAGCAAGACTTTTTATCGCGGTAAATTCCGCGAATCTTGCGGGGCGGATTGTTATGATGGAGACATTGTAACACCGGTCTACATCAGATCGGAACCGCCGTATAGTCGACGGCAAGTTTCACCTCTTATTTCATGGTGTGATACAGCCAATCTTTTCTTTAAGAAAGGTTATATTCGCACAAGTCAACTCATGTTTACACGAGTTGAGCGATACCTAGGGCGATTGCCCTCTGTACATGAAAATAGTGGTGTACTTGGCAGAAACCATCATTGGGACTTTAAACCCCGCCGGCGTTACAATCGGCGGACTCAACAACTTGAAATACGTTGTTGGCAGTCCCGGGCAGTGTATCGCACAGATCCACTGGATGGATATGCAGCACTTACCAAATGTTTACGGAAGCTAACCCGATTAAAATACGGGGATCCTTCCGATCATTTACATTTGGAGCGTTCCGCACGTTTCCACGCCGTAACACTGAAGCGTGGATGGGTCCCGGCTTCCTTAGCCGGGCTAGCGACTATGTGAGTCGCATAGGGGGCCTACAAGGCTTTCCATTTCGTTCTTTACTCTGCCTTTGCCACACCTCGCTAAAGCCCTTATAAATGGGGTACTCTGCCCGACGATAATCCTGATCTTGAATCTGTATGGTCTCCTATAATGGAGTTATGCAGATGGGTTGGAAAGACCCCTATCCCTTTTTGGGACATATAAAATCAGGTTAGTTAAGCAGAGCGGGGATGTGGCT